GTTATCAGGTTGACACCCCGCTTGGTTTTTTGACAGCCGGATTAGACGGAGTCTTACCAATTTCAATGGGCGGAACCGGATCGTCTTCTGGTGCTGTTCAATTTTTAGCGACCACCGGGTGGCCTGCTAGTACGGCCAAACAAGTTTCGGTATTCGCACCCGGCTGTACTCCATCTTCTCAAATTACTGTCAGCTGGGCCAATTCATCCGACACCGACGAAAACAGTAACGAAACCGACTTTCTACAATTCCGACCAATACCAGAAACTGAAAATTTCATCCTCGTCATTACTTCCGAACGCTTCAAGTTTGGTGGCGACTTTAAACTAAAATACACCTTCTACTGACACCATGGCTATCATCTACGATATTAACGGTAACGAACTTCGCACCATCGCCGCTCAAGGTGGTGACGCTCTTATCGACGCCAGACCTGCGGCAGTGCTGGCTGGTGTCAACGCGGAAACAATCATCGCCATCGCACAGGAAACGTCTGCTGTGATTGACGTTCGTGGCTCGTTCACGGCAACGATGATCGCGGAAATCAGTTTCGACGGCACCAACTACCAGCAATATCCGATCTTCAACCCGGTTACGGAGCTTTACGTGGTGTCAATTACTGTGGCCGGACAGTTCACGCTAGACATACCGTCAGGTGCGAAAAAGGTTCGAGTGCGGATGACCGCTTACACCAGCCCGGCAACCGTCACGTTGCGAGCAAGCCACGCAAAGCAGTTCATTTACATAAAAGACATTCCTTCCAGTATGTCTACCCTTACGGCGACAGTAGGTCTTGGAGTTACGCTCACCATTCCGGGTGCATCTGGGCTTTACAACTACTTGACGATGCTTCAAATTGTGAAGTTTAACGCGGCCACCTTAACAGCCGCAGCTACCCCTGTGCTTGTCACTACCACAAACATTATCGGGAATCCGGTTTTTAGTTTCCCTGCCGACGCTGCTGCTCAAGGAACCATTAACGAACAATTGTTTAAATTCCAGAAACCAATTAAAGGAAACAGCGCAAGTGCCACTATGGTCATTACTTGCCCACCGACTACAAACGTCATCTGGCGCGTGAACGCTGCTTACTACATTGGTGCTTAACAATTAACTTGCATGAACCATATGCTGCTTGCGTTTTGGCGTTTAATAGAATTACCTACTCAAGAAGGTTTTGCTTATGCTACGGCTTTTGTCTCCGCAACAGCTTGGGTTGCTTCTTCTCTAATTGGTGAGATGATTCTACCCGGCACTGAACGACTTCTTGATTTCGGATTCGCTGGTGTTTTTGTTGTTTCTTTAATTTACGCACTTAAAATTGAACGGCAATCTCGTGAATCGTTGCAAAAGAAATACGACGTGTTAGAAAAAGAAGTTCGAGATGCTCTTGTTAGTGACTTAAAAGAAGCTAACCGTTCAAGAAACGAGATGATAGAACTCATGCGTCGAAAAGAAGGTCGCGACTTAAACGAAGCTGCCTAAACATTTTCCAATTTCCCGGTGCTCGGGTCATGGTAGGTGGGAGTAGTTATTGGGTTGACTGCTCCCACCTTAATTTTCAAACTTTATGAACCGTTTTATCGAACTTGTGCATTGGGCAGTTAGTCGCGTTGTTGACGCCATTAACCCGCCAGAACCCACGCTTACAATTCGTTACCTAACCAAACAGGAACTTATGACCATTGTTCGTATCAAAGCAATTCAAACCAAAATCGGTGTAGAACCCGACGGTTTCTGGGGACCAAAGTCAATCGCAGCGTGTCAAACTTACCTGCGCTCACTTACACCTGCTGAGTCTAACTGGCCGAGCCAATCTCAGGCAGCACTTCAAGGTTTCTACGGTTCTCCCGGTGACGAATCAAAACTTGTCAGCATGAACGTCGAAGGACTCGGACTGCGCTACGACGACAAACCCGTCAAGTCAATCCGTTGCCACGACAAGGTAGCCGACAGCCTCAAACGTATCCTCACCGAACTTTCTGTAACTAACCCAGAAATCCTCACTCAATACGCTGGCGTTTACAACAACCGCTCCATGCGTAGTAGTTTTACTCCCTCCCTACACGCCCGCGGTGCTGCAATCGACCTTGCCCCCAACACCAACACCAATTCCCAACACTGGCCTCAGTCAGCCACAATGCCTTTCTCCGTCATGGAAGCTTTTGCCCGTGAAGGGTGGCTTTCAGCTGGTGCCTTTTGGGGCCGTGACGCAATGCATTTCCAAGCAACCAAATAATTTCCCCACTCTCCTCTATCTCCCGTGGGCTTGAGATTACCGGCCCTCCCCGGTAAGCGGGAGATAGAGGTTGGGGAGAATAATACTCATGAACGCTTCTATCGAAGACAAGTTGAAAGAGCTGGACCAGACTCGGTTGTTCCAGTTAGTTCAACAGCGTCGAAAGCTTCAGAGTGAGAATGGTTTAGCTTTTTACAAACCGCATGAAAAACAAGTTAAGTTTCATGCTAGTGCTGATTTTAAGTATCGGTATGTGCGCACCGGTAATCGTTGGGGCAAAAGCCAGTGCGGGGCTGCTGAAGATGTTAGTTGGTGTTTGGGTGAACGAGTGTTCTTCCCTGAGGGTGATCCAAGGAGGTATGTGGGTATTCCAAAGCGCCCCGTAAAAGGGGTTGTGTTTGTGTATGATTGGGGCAAAGCCGACGAGATTTTCACCAATCAAAACGAAGGAGCTAGTAAAGGTAAAATCTTCCAGTTCCTACCAAAGAAAGATTTTGTAGGTGTTGACAAAGACTCCAAAGGCGAGATTTGCACCATTTACATTAAGTCTAAGTGGGGCGGGATTAGCTCGTTGCACTTTGATACGGTGAAGAGTTTCATGCAGAACCCTATGGCGCATGAAAGTTCGAACTGGGATTTTATTCACGTTGATGAACCATGTCCACGTGATATGTGGGTGGCTGCCAGTCGTGGTTTGATGGATAGTGGTGGTAAGGCTTGGTTCCTTTGCACTCCACTAGATCAAATGTGGATCAACGATTTCTTTGTGCCAAGTCGGCGGATTGCTGTTGATAAAGACCACGGGTCAAGTTTCATCGACAAGAGGTGGGTGATGATTGGAAGTTCGAGCGATAACCCTTATGTGTCGGATGAAGACCGGAAAGACTTTGCAGATACATTGTCTAAGGAAGAAGCTGAGTGCAGGTTGCACGGCATTCCCACGGCGCTCGCAGGCACGGTGTATAAAGAGTTTCGACCAGAAGAACATTGCTGGAACGAATCAACGCCACCACAAGGTTGGAAGGACATGTGTACTCCTCCCAAAAATTACACCATCCGCTATGCCATTGACCCTCATCCTAAGACACCTCATGCTGTTTTGTTTGCGGCAACCGCACCTACGGGAGAGGTTTTCTTTTACAATGAAGTCTTCAAAGCGTGTTTAATTTCGGATCTTGCTGATTCGATTCTAGAGGTTACTGGCGACAATCATGTTGAATTAGCTTTGTGCGACCCTCTTGCGTATATTGAGTCTCCAGTGGACGGCACGTCAATGGCTGATGTGTTGTTTGATAAAGGCCTTGAGTTAGTCAAAGCTCCGAAAGATCTTCAACGGGGCATCCACGAGACTAAGCAAGCTCTTCGGACCAAGATGCCGACAAATGGTCAACCAATTCTAAGGTTCATGCCAGGTGTGACAGAAACTCTTTGGGAGTTTGACCACTACGTATGGGACCAAAAGAAACCCAATCATGTTGTTGACAAAGATGACCACATGATGGAAAACCTTTACCGGTTGATCATTTCAGGGTTGCATTACGTGACTCCGCCAAACCCGAATGATCAAAAAGTTTACCCACAGTATGTTGTAAAAGACATGGTTTTTAACGCTGGTAGAGATTACACAGATGATTTTGCCAGCACGGCTAACAATAGTTACGAACAGACTACTCTAGGATTATGACCCCTGAAATGCGAAAACTGGTTGCCGAAGAGGTGCAGCATGAGTCGTTGCAGACTTTGCTGAATCATTGTAAGCAACTCATGCACACCTCACGCTCTTTCATGGGTAAATTCTACTGCAGGTGGGATGAGCGTTTGAGGGTTTACAAGTCCGAACGGTGTGAGGATAAGCGTGATCGCACCAAGCGGGACCACGGTGAACCAACCAAAATGGTCGTGCCGCTTAGCGCCGCGCAAGTTAATACTTTTGTAGCGTTCCTTATGGCGCTTTACGATCAACGCTCTAGGTTCTACGAGATTCAGGAAATTGGTGTGGAGGATCAGAAGGTTCGGGAAGCGAACGAACTTATCCTTGAACGCGACCTGAAGCACAACAAGTTCGACCTAGTGCTTTACCAATTCCTTCTCGATATTGGTCGGTTTGGTTTTGGTGTGCTAAAGCATTCTTACGTGGAAGAGAAACGCTGGGTAAAACAAATCACTCCAGTATTTGACGAGTTTGGCACTCAGACTGGTTCGGAAACTACCAGCGTTCAAGTTACTTCTTACGAAGGAAACAAGCTCACTTCCGTCTCGCCTTACAAATTCTTTCCAGATACTCGGCTTCCACTTACGCGGTTCGAAGAAGGTGAGTTTTGTGCCTGTGAAGAGGAACACTCCCGCATAGCCCTGGAGGGTATGGAAGCTCAGGGACTTGTGGCTGGTGTTGAACACGTTACTGAGTTCATTGACGCTGACCTTGCTTCGCGACGTAACTCCAAGGGACGGTTTAGTTACATCGACATTAACTCAAAAGACTCTTCGCGTAACATGCTGGTCCTGACCGAGATGCAGGTCCGGATCGTTCCTAACAAATTCGAAATTGACTCTGATGGAACCAAACTTGGTCCTGAACCTTACCCTGTGCTTTACCTTGTGTGGTATGCCAATGACCAACGCATCGTGCGTTTGGAACCGATGGAATCGGCCCACGACAACTTCAACTTTGAGTGCCACCAGTTCACCCCGGATGTTGAAGAACAGATCAACGAATCGCTTGTTGGTAACATCGAGAAGCTCCAAGAGGTAATCGACTGGCTAATCAACTCCCGGGTTACCTCCACGTCTCGCACGATGGATCACCAACTCATCGTCGACCCAACCTACGTCGACATGGAGACCCTGAAGGCCCGTTCGCGTATCATCCAGATCAAAAAGAACGCTGGGCGCTCCGGTATTGACCGCTTCATTCAACCCCTTCCCGTCCAAGACGTTACCCGCACTCACCTTGTTGACGCTGCGGAAATGACCCGCCTTATGGAGAAAGTCACAGGCGTTAACGAGAACGCAACAGGCCAATACCACACCGGTCGACGTTCTGCCACCGAAGCCAAGTCTGTTGCACAAGGTGCCGCTTCCCGTCTTGTCCTTGTGGCCCAACTCATCTGGACTGGTGCTCTTGGCCCTTTGGGTAAAAAACTCCTCGACAACCATCGAGCCTTTCTTTCCGAACAAACTTTCTCGCGTATCGTCGGCCCTGGGCGTCTTGAAGCCACGCCTGACCTCTACCAATCCTTCCACCTGCCACTCACAGAGTTAGTCGGTTCTACTGACTATTTCCTCTTCGATGGAACAACCTCAGGCGAGAAAGGTTACCTTGCACAATCCTACCAAGAACTCCTTGGTATCTTGATGTCCAACCCGAACGCTGCACTCCAGCTCGGTCTCGACGTGAACAAACTCTTGCAAGAAATCTACGTCCTGCGCGGCGCACCAAACCTCAAGTCCTTCGCGCTTGATCCGCAGCAAATGCAACAGATGATGTTAGCCCAACAACAACTAGCCCAAGCCAATGTCTCCCAACCGAATCCTGGTTCCACCGCCGCTTGAACAACTCACTCCCGAGAACGCTCGTGACATCCTCAAAGAACTCGAGCATTTCCGCGGCACTAAACTTTTTGCCTACCTTATCGAGAAACAACGTTATGAACTCTTCGAAGCTCTACAAGTTCTTCTCGATGTAGAACCCTCAACTCCTTCCGATTACAACAACCGCGAGGCACTCCTTGGAGAAGCTCGGTTCCGTGATGTAATCATTTACAAGATCTCAGGTGAAGTGGAACAAACGATGCTTGACCTGATTAGCCCGAAAGAAACAAACCACGACACAGATGAAAACGACTTGGAATAAACACTACATCCTTCGTAACGACAATGTTGATGACAACGGAGGCGGAGGAGATGACAACAGCAACAACCAGCAGGTTGGAGAGAATAGTTCTCCTGCACTAAGTGCTGAAATTTCTAGTGCAATTGCACAGGGGTTTCAGTCCATTCAGGGACAGCAACAGCAGGGACCACCTCAGTTGAGTCAAGAAGAAATTGACCAGCGGTTAAAGGTGTATAAGCCTACTCCAGAGTTGTCGAGGAAGTTCCGCGATGCACTGGCTCAAGAACATGGAACCGGTGCGCTGCAAGGTGTGCTTGGTGAAATGATGAGTGGAATCTTTGGACATACTAACACGGTTGCTCAGTTGATTGGGCAAAAGACGTTGATGGATGTCGATTCCAAGTATCAAGGCGTTGCCGAACACATTTCAGAGCAGAAGAAGAGTGCAGCTAAAAAGGCGTTCTTCAAGAGTTATCCTGCGTTGGAACCGTTTAAGGACATCATGCCTGCTGCAGTGCAGAGGGCTGGAGACTTGACGGGAAAGAATTCCGCAGATGTTAATAAGGCATTAGCCAGTGCCGCTGAGGGATTGATCAAACAGTTCGATCCCAATTTCACGATTTCTCATGCCCAGACTGGAGGAACAAATCCACGCCCGGCTTCTATGTCGAACGGGGGTCACGGAGGCGGAAACGCACCTGTGAAAACCCGCTCGTCTAGTATCTGGGGGTGAAAGACCAAAAACAAACAAATAGAAAAATACGACAATGCCTGCTATTCTTGGTCTTACTTCCAGTAAGACATTCGATGATAATGGTTTCTACTCGCTTAATGACCGCCGTCAGGTGTTCCACGAGTATCCAAACGGTGCGGCCCCGCTTACGGGTTTGCTTTCGTTGATGGAAACCGAGCCTACGGATAACCCTAAGTTTGGGTGGTTCGAAAAGCGGTTTAAAACCCCTAAGACACAGATCAACGCTGTTGCTGCTCCGTTCAGCACTGGTGGTGGTGATGTGGCTGTGGCAAACCCGTTCACTGCAACTGCTGCGGGTTCGCTGCGTGTTGTGGTTGACGATACTGCAGAGTTCCGCGTGCGTGATGTTATTTGGTTGAAGGACCTGCCGGTTTCCGGTGGTGTTGTTCAGCTTCAGGGTATCATTACGGCAATTCCGACTGCAACCAAGATTGATTTTACGGTCATTGAAACGGTTGCTGGTATCATCAACTCGACTGCTGCGACGCCGACTGGTCCAGGAGATTCGTGGCTGATCGTTGTTGGCACGGCAAGTGCTGAAGGTTCGATCTCGAGCGGTAGTGGTGTGTTCTACCCACCGGTAAATCCTGAAAACTTTACTCAGATTTTCCGTACGCCGTTTGCGTTTACCGGAACTGGTTTGAAGATCCCTGCGAACTTCGACAAGACTGGTATCTACAAGGAGAAAGCCAAGGACTCCTGTTTGGACCACATGGTCAAGATGGAGAAGGCGTTCCTGTTCGGTCAGAAGGGTATTCAGAACATTGCCGATCCAACCACGGGTGACACGGTTCCACTTCGGACGACCGGTGGTTTGCATTGGTGGTTGCAGCAGTATGAGAAGGCCAATGGCGGTGCTTACGAGCTTCGTCCTGGCGGTGCTGCGCTTACTGCTGATTCCGATGACGAGAAACGTATCATCCGTAACACTACTGGGACGATGACCTGGGCAGTGTTTAACTCGTATGTTGAGCGGGCGTTCCGGCGCACGAACAATAAGTCGTTCGAGAAGATTGTGTTCTGCGGAAGCAAGGCACTGGCTGCTCTGAATACGGTGATTGAGTCACGCGTTACTACTAATAAGAACTTCGGTGCGGAGAATACTTATGGTATGAACGTGGTTTCGATTGAAACGGTTCACGGGATCCTGCACTTCAAGAGCCACCCGCTGTTCACTGAGCATCCTTCGTTCGAGAAGGCCATGATGATCACTGACGTGGGTAATCTGCGGTATCGCCCGCTGAATGACCGCGATACGGTGATTAACGATAACATTCAAGCTAACGATCTCGATGGTCGTAAGGATGAGTGGTTCTCGGAAGCCGGTATGGAAGTCAGGTTCCCTGAGTCCAACATGCTGATCCAAAACGTCGGTGCCATCACCGTGTCGTAAACTGTCTCCCCTAACCAAATAGAAAGAAACAAAACGATGCCAAAGTATTGTGATCATGGTCTTACTTCTAACGAGGCTCCCACCACTGGGAACTCGATGAAGAAGATGTTTGACGCTCATGCGAAGGAAAGTCAGACTCACATCAGTGGGACGAATATGACTAACCAGTATGAGAGTAAGAACCCTGAAAAGGGTAAACTCGGGAATCGCCACAAGCAAGCCTGAGCGTAGGAGTTTTAGCCCCTTTCAATTATGAACCTTGAGCAGTTAAAGACAGCAGTTTACGGCTACCTACAGGTAGACTTTCCGGGAGTTGAACGTCATGCGTTGTTAAGCAACGGCACGATAACCAACTCTTTGGATCGAATCGACATTCTGTTTATCCAAGCTGCCAACAACGCCAGACGTCACGCCGAACTGCGTCACGATTGGCAATGTGCAGAGGTCACGTTGGAAGGGGCTATACCCATTGATCAAAGTGGGTTGTCGTGGGATGCCATGACAGGTGATGACGGCCTTGCTGTGCCGTTGAGACAGATTAGGTTTGTCTACGTTGTTGATGACGATGGGGCTATGATGCCCGTCACAGTAGTGAAGAAGTCCCGTGCGTCTAAGATCAAGTTCGACAAAAAGAAAGTTCGAACTATTGATTACCACGGTGAGAATTGTCATCCAGCGAAAGTCGTGCATTGGGCACGAAAATTTTACACCGATCCGGCGAACGAGGTGGAACCAATCAACCTTGTGGTTGAAGGGTATAGGGATTTAGCGCCGTATGTTGCTTTTGGTAGTTTGATTATATCAGACTTTACTTCAGATATTTTTACTGACATATTCGCTAGTTCTGTTTGGGTTAAGCTAACCACTTTAAGCGAAGGCCGGGTTCAGTATGCTTGGTATAACTCCACGCAAACTGGAGTTTTAGCAACCCTTAAGTGGTCAACAGCTGACGTTCGTTGGGAAGTTGCTGTAAACGTAGACGGAACTTATGTGCCTTATTGCTGGAATTTGACAGACGTCGCTATACCAGACTTAACTACAGGTCTTTGGTTATTTGATCCTTTAGCAACTGGGTTTCCTTTGTCGTTGGAGTTTACTTTCAGTCTTCACAATCAAACGGACTACTTCCTCACCCGAGGGTTCAACTACATGATGTATGCTGCGGTTGTCGAACTCAACATGTTGATCCAACGTTTTGTGTTTAGGCAAGAAGGCACGGTTCAACCGCCGATTAAGGAACGCGACGAAGCTCTTGAGATGTTAATTCGTGACGATGTGTATTCAACCGAGGGCGGCGACTGGTCCGATTTAGACGATGAGTGATTTTGTCAACGAAACAGTGTCAAACATTCGCCGGCAAGGGTTGCTCAAAGCGAGTGGACCAGTGTTGGAGTCGTTTAAGTATGTCGACCGGTTCCAACAAAAAATGCACGTGGTGGAGTTTGCCGTGTGTAATGGGGCAGAGATCGACAATGCTTTTGGTTACTTTGTGGAAGTAGAGAATGCTAGGAACACTAACGAGAGTCGTTGCACTATTTTCTTTACACCAACGTTTGACTACGATGTTCCTGTCTTTGCTGAACGCACAAAGAAAGCTCGTCCTTATAGTGAGTATGTTTGTTTAGCTCACATTAGGACTAAGATTGTTCCACTCGATACTGCACCCGAAAGCACGAGTGATGTGTGGGAAAGTATTATTGAACCGATTGACGATTTCCACGCCCTGAGGACTACTGTTGTTCCGCAGACTTTTGAAACCATCACCAAACAAGAGTGGGATGAGGCGTTGAACGTGTGGGTTAGTCAAACAACGAACCTTCAAACTACCGGAGGTTCACCGACTATCACAGACGTGGGGGGTGTTGTTACCCACATTTTCTACACCGAGATCAAATGCGGTTGGTTTGTTAGAACTGTGGAGACGTTTACGTCACCTGGTCGGAGTTATCAAACCACGGTAGATGCGTATTGGCCAGCTGTGTTGAGTGGCATTTCTATTCAAGCTTACAACAAAAAAGAAGTTGATGGTGTCGACGGCGGCACGGACTACTTTGCAATTCCTCAGTTTACTAAGGAAGCTTACCGCGGTCCTTGTAAAGCGTTGGTGGTTGAGAGTTGGTCGCTGAGTCCAGTTACTATTACTGAACCGCAGATTATGCAACCTTTGCCGATCGCGTTTCAAACTCCTTGGGTTGGGATTTCCATTGGACCAACACTACACGCAATGCCAGCGAACTTTTTCAATGTCATAATTACCGACGATCCTATCTACGAAGCAGTTACTGCACAATATTCAAGTTTCTTTACAGCTACAACCCCCACCACATGGCCTGCAACCTTCCGCCTCGTGGATGAACAGAACCCTGCTCGTGGAGGTTACTTGCGTAGAATCATCACTGCTTACCCACCTGTTTACACTCCATGAAAAAAGCTAAACCATTTTTTGGCTTAGGTAAAAACCCTAAAAGTTTTTTTCCCGAATCTGAGCAACGCAAACTTGGTTTTAATCACCCGGGAAATCACAATGGTATGCGTGTGGGTTCTTTGCGTTCACCCGCAAAACTTTTACAGGGACCTCTTCAAGGTCGTGCAGAACATTCAGATGTTCGTACATTGATCGAATACCTTCCGCGTCTTATCCGAACAACTAAGATCCCTTCACACCCTTGGAAAGCGTCAGCAACAGCTGCTAAAATTGTTATAGCTAGTGGACACATTCTTGGAATACGTTATGGTGGAAGTGGTGGTAAACCATGGTATATTACTAATTTGTATTTTGCTGGTTCTGAAATTACAATTTCTTCCAATGGTTACATTTACGCCATTATTGATGTATCTGACCAAGTAATTGGTGACGGTGCAGACATTGGTGGTGGTGTTTCCGTTGTGCCTCATTCTCAAGTTGTTGGTTCGGTTACAGTCGCTTTCAACGCAAGTCCACCTAGTTCTGTTTCTAATGGTTCTGGTGATCAAATAGTTATTCCAATTGCTCAAGTTGAATACAATATTGGAGTAGCTTCTGTTGTTGACCAAATTCTTACTTACAACCCGATCATGTCCTTTGAAACCGTTGCACTTGGTTAAGGCTTTAATTTTCTTGTAGTTAAACAAACCAACTCCCTAACTCCCATGATGGACAATTTAAAACAACTCGCAGCTCTCATGCAGGTCTTTCAAGGCCTTCAAGGTCAGAACTCCCTCGGGGACATCACGCAACTTGCCCAACTGGATCAAGGCCAACGTGAGTCCGCCGACAAGTCACGCTACTACGACCAAAACCAAGCGCTCGAGCAACGTAAGTTCGACGCACTGTTAGCCCAGCAAGCCGCTCAGAACGCCATGGGTCAAGACGAACTTGGTCTCCGGCGTCAAGGCGAAGCTCGTATGACCGCTGGTCAGAACGCTGAAATCGGCTACCGCAACCAGAACATGGAACTCCAGCGTCAGAAAGCTCTGATGATGAAACCCTACTACGAGCAACTTATTGCAACCTCCGGTGTTTCCATGGAACAGAAGCAGAGTCAGATGGCAGCCATCGAACACTTCATGAACGAACAGAACGGAGGCGGTGACGGTTCTCAACCTCAACAACTCCAACTTGGACCCGGTGAAATGGAGTTCATTAAACGCCTTGCTGAACAATTCAAAGCACAACCACAACCAACACGATGAATCCACTAATCGCAGCACTCTTTGGTCAAAACCAAGGACTCGACATTACAGGTGCCTTAAAGCAACAAGGCCAAAACCAACTGAACGCTGTCAACGCTTTCGGGGGTTTGATGCAACAACGTCCCGCGTCCAAGATCGCACAAGGTGGCGGCAACTCACGCTGGGCTCCCGGCCTACAAGGTCTCTACGAGAACAACCCTCAGATGCGTCCCGGTGAATACGACCCAATGGGCGTGCAAGCTGAACGCCGCCGACAGGTTCAATACGGCACGCAGGACACCCAAGACCGTAACCGGCTCTTGCAAGAACAACTCTGGGGGAACTTCCTCGGCAAGACCAACGACATGCTGTCCGGTGGTCGTGGTCAAGGCGGTTTCCAACAGCAAGGCCAGCCCCAGGTTGGCGAGAATAATTCTCCTGGACAAGCAGGGATGAGTGGGTTGCAGGGGCAGATGGATCAGTTGATGCGGATGCTTGCACCGGCAATGGAGCCGGAGGTTAGTTTGGATGGGTTTCAACCAAGTCCGGGTCAGGGGAGACCGCCGACACCTGCAAGTGGTGTTGGAGCGTCACAACAGCCACAAGCATCGCAACCTCAACCTAATTTGACAGGACAAGGTGTTGGTGCTATGCCTGATCCGTACGCTAGTCGTCCTGAAGACCCGGCGATTGCTAGTGCGTTTCGAGGTTCAAGGAAACAAAAACCAGTTCGAGGTACACCAACTGTTCAAAATAGTCAGTTGCCTCAAGGTAATCTTAACGCTACAATGTTTGGACCTGAACTGCCACCAATGCAGGGACCGGTTAATCAGCCTTTTAGTTGGGTAAATTCTCAGGCAGGTGCACCGCTTAATTGGCCTGGTGTTGGTTCTACGGGTATGCCAAACTTGCAACCAAGTAACCAAGACTTTGGAAGTTATGAACCTTTCAACAACGTGAGTTGGGAAGAAGGTGAAATTGGACCAATCAATTATGGTGTAAGTCCTTTGGCTATGGTGAATCCACCTATGTTTAATAGTGCTGTTGGTGTTAGTGGACAACTTGGACGCGGTCAAGGCGGTTTGGTTGGTGAAATGGGTCAAGGAGCTGCTATGGCTGGTGGTGACGCTTTGATGGCACTTTACCAAATGTATAATAAGTTGTTCCGTAACTCTGATACAATTGTTCAATCCCCACTTCGATAAATATGAACCTCGAATACGCTCCCGACGGTAAAGTCCGTGCGCTGTCAATCCAGAACCTGTTTGCGGAAGCCCAAGGTCAAGGGCTTTTCCAAGGGTTGGATCGTCAGCAATTTTCACAACTGTTGAACGCTGCGACAGGTGGGCAGCAGTTTGCGAAAGGGGAGCGTGGGGGTCTTGGATGGGGGGTTAGTTTGGCTAGTGAGACGTTGGATGATCTCATTGGTTGGACTGGCGCGAATGAGGTTGGTGGCGCTATTGGACGGGAGATGGGAGCGGTGATGGGGAATGAGCAGTTGGGCGAACAGGTGGGAAGGACGTTACCGAGGCAGGCTGTTAATCTATTGCCGCTTGCAATGGGGCCTGTAGGATGGTTAGGTAAAGCTGCAGCGTTGGGTAGTGCTGGGGCGTTGACCGGGGCTGATGTGTATAGTCAGACGGGTGAGGTGGATCGTGCGGCGCTTGCGGGTATTTCTACTGCGGCGGCACCGGCAGTTATTGGTAAGTTGTTTCCAGCTTTGGCTAAAGTCGTTCCGGGGGGAGAGGCTATTGGTCGGGCGTTGACAGGAACCACGGCTGGCGGTGTCGCTTCAAGATTTGCGGGAAACCTTGTGGAGGGTGGTGCGTTCGGTGTTGCTCAGGACATGGGGGATATCCTGTTGGCTGAGGATCGGTCGTTCAAGGAAGTTGGGACCAAGGATTACTGGATTACACAGGCGATTGGTGCGTTGGCGTTCGCTCCGTTCGATGCGGTGCAGGCTTACAAAATGCAGACCAGTCCGGGAACTCCGAAGGTGGAAATTGAGAATTACGAACGACAGTTGTCGGATACGACAGTGGTTGATCCGGTGATTGGAACGGAGGCACAGGAAATTGTGCTCCCGAGTGAGAAACCCGGTGAGTTGCCACCCGCAAGCGCGCCCGGGGTGTTGAAGCAGTTGGAGGGACGGCAGAAGTTGGTGCCCGTCGCTGAAGAGAAAGTGTTCGGGGAGAATCTGTTTGAAGAAGATTCCCGGTTGGAAACTTGGGAGCCTGATGACGTGGCAAGAGCTGTGTTCGGCGAGGATGATGTGTTCGCCAACGCGATGAACAAGGATGAGGGGGATGGTAGTGTTGATTACGTCACACCCACGTATGAGGAAATGCCCGACGCAATTTTGCAACAGCGTGAGATTGAGATTCAAGCGTTGGCTAAAAAAGCAGCTACAGAAGCTGACCAGAGTCAAGGTTCTGGAAGTGCTCGAGATTTGGTAGCGACAGCTGAGGCTGCGTTAGCTAAGATTAAAGCTGAGAAGCAGAAGAGACAGGCAAAAACCATTGAGGTGGTTGCCGAAGCCCCACTTAAGAAGATTCAAGACGTGGTTCCCCAGACCGTGGAAGAGGTTAAGACTCAGGTTAAAGAGGTTAATAAAGTTCTGGATATCGTGGCGGAGAAACCTGTCACGGACGTAGTCTTGCGTAGTGAGGTTCAGAAGCAAGCGGAACTGGGAGAGGATGCTGATACTGCGGTGCAACGGGCTGTGCAGGTGGTGAAGAACACGGCAGCTAAAAAGGTTAAGAAGGTTAAGGATAAAATCACAAAGTCTGAACTCCAGGTTCAAGATTTTCCTGACGAAGTTCGCCCACTGGTTGAAGCTACTTTGAAAGGGTTTGAAGTTCTTGGACAGGACTCTCGTTGGGCTGATCAACAAGCAAGAGCTTTGGTTATGGTCCAAAAGTATGGACATCATCAGGAGTTCCTTGATAGATTTAGTAAAGACTTTGAATCTTACTTTGATTCGTTCCGCAAGACTGGCATGGCTTCTGTCGGTGGAATGCAAAACAAGTTGAAGCTTTTGACTAACTTTGGTGATCGGTTGAACGCAAGGCCCGCCGATTTCACTCCGCAGAAACCTGGAGTAAAGGGTTTTGACAACGCCAGTCCTGAAAAAGTTGCTGAGATTATCTCACCCGAAAAAGCTCAAGCGGCTCAGGATAAATTTGACACCACCGCAAAACCCGAGTTGAAGAAAGAAGTTGACGACATTCTGAACGACTTCATTCAACGCAATTCGCATACACAAGAAGACTTACCTGTTACTCAAAAGACTTGGGGTATTTACCAATCCTGGCTTGTGAAAAGCCCAAAGTTCGATACGACACTTTTGAAGCAAATGCTCAACAAGAGTGTTAATAACTTGCGCATGGATTCATTGGAACGTAGGGCCTCTCGAGGTTTAGTTGATTCTCCAGGTGAAGCAGAAGCATGGTTAGATGTTTCTGTTGCTCAGAGTTATAAGTTGGAGTCCGAAACCCAAGATGGTTTTGACGCCATGAAACTCCGCGCTTCCGAGAACCTCGAGTTCTACTGGAACGTGCCTCAGTATACCGTTCAAGCCAACGGACAGGTGAAGTTCGGGAAGTTGTTGAGCGGGAAGGACGGAATGGTTCCGTTGGCTGCTGTGAAACAGTCGCAAGGTTTCAATGGTAAACAACTTAAAGCTGGTGAGTTAGAAATGTGGCAACAGTTGGTGCCTGACGCTTTCCAGGGTGATAAGGTTGATCTGAACAAGCTGGTCACGGGGTTGGAAAACGCCGAGCCGGTGGTGAAGGTTGTGGAGTATGGTCAGGTTGGTAAAGAAGGCACTGCTCAAGAGAACGAGTTAGCTGATTTAAACCACAATTGGTATGATAATTTGACAGCCCAACAACATAGTCGTTTAGAAGACGCTCTTGAAGTTGCTTCTGATTACGATGGTAACGTTACTCCAGAAGTTTTAGCAACTGAATTACGTGACTCTGGTTGGGATGAAACTAACATCGCAACCGCTCAACGTTTTGCTGAGCTTTCGTCAGCTGCTGAAGAAGGTAGTTCAGTTGATCCAAACTCCCCACGCGCCACTTCCTACTACAACTCCATCTCCCCGTTTGACACGACAAAGTATCCCGTGCAGCGAATTGATGTGGCGTTGCCGCATGACAGTTCTACTAAACGTGAGCCTACTCCACAAGAAGTTATTAACACTTTTGGACTTACTGATCCGTCTAAATGGAGAGATTACATTACAGACTGGCAGGAACTTAAAAAGAATCCTGTGTTGTGGCAACAAGACGACCTTCATGAAAACCTTCCCAACACTCTTGGCTGGGCCATGGTGCAGGTTGTGCCGGATCCACGCACGGGGAAGAATGTAATGTTCTTAGCAGAACAGCAAAGTCGTTGGGGTCAAACGATTCAAAAACTCACTTCTGATTATGAAGTTAAAAAGATTACGTTAAACAGCGGTGAAGAGCAGTGGGGCGTCTTTAACAAAAAGACTGGTTACATGGAAGCAACACCTGGGGAGAATCTTTCAACCCCCGAAGGTGGCAAACGTGCTCTGAAGAATCTTATTGACAAAAGATACAGCGGCAACCCACTTCTCGACATTCAACACTCTCTCGTTCTTAAAGCCGTCATCGCCGAGGCTCGAAAACAAGGGATTGACACACTCGTGATCTCCGATGGTGAGAGTGCGATGATGACGGAGATGCATGACTTACAAAACATCAACATCCAACTTAAAGACACTCCAGAAGTTCGTGAATGGCTTAACGATTTTCATGGGGAAGATACTGGTTGGAAACGTAATGTTTTAAAAGATGGTTGGTTTGACGTGCCAGGGGCTGATGTTAATAATATTGAAAGTTTACAAAAAGACTTTGGTGTTGATAATGTTAAAATTGGACAACCCTCCCAAGCCGGTGGTATGCGCCTCCACTACGACACCACTCTCCCGAGTGAAGCCAAGCGATTGACGCAGAGTGGAGGGGAGTTGGTTGATTTGGGGGTTCATAAGAACGCACGAGAAACTGCTAACATTACAGAAACAGTTCCCAACGAGCAAGCTACACAACGTTTGCAAGAATTGGAACAACTTTACCCAGGTGCTGAGGTAACAAGGTCAGGCAATGCCATTACTGGTGAAACTACTTTACGAGTTCGTATTCCGGGAGGACCTCCAGTAGGCTCCCCAGTATTCCGCAACCCTGACGGCACTCCCAAAATTTCCGTCACCGGACGGGCCTACCCACTGAACAACATCTCGTTCTCGTCGAACTTCCTCTTTGGTGACCGTGGGCAGAGACAGTTTACAGCCACCGAAGCAGCTGAACAAGCCCTCTTGCTCCACGGTGAAACCCCGTCCAACGCCAAGGTCCTAACCCCCGCAGTTGTCCAGGTTGCTAACATCTTCCAACAACTCACCGGCAAAGACATCGCGATCGGCACAATCCGTAACGGAGAGGGGCAAGTTTCTGGTCTCGCCCGCGACAACCCACTCCGACGTGAAGTCTTCCTCGACCCCGCGACCCACCCAGACTACCAAGGGTTCGTTGCGGCTCACGAAATGTTAGGCCACACCTTCGACTACATGCACCAAGCAGGTATGCTCGACGGTCCGATGTCGCGTCACTACACCGAACTCAAAGACGGTTGGGTCCGCGCTTCCCCAGAGGAACGTTACGCTATGCTGCGTCAGCTTTCCGATTCCGTTCTTCCCGGTAAAATCAAACTCAAACTTGATCAACTCATGGAAGGCACTGCTGCGTCGGAATCGGAATCCCTCGCTAACCTCCAAGCTCTGCTTGCATACGGTTTCACTTCCAAACAAAACATCCTAGCCAACTCCAAGTTTATTCCACAACCAATCCTCTCTGTCATGATCGACTTTGGTCGGTGGTTCCGGAGGATGCTGAACGCAACGAAAACAGCAGTGGGCTACCGCCGGTTAGTTGGTAAGGTCCCCGGTGAAACCCTCACCCTCCTTCACTCTTATTCCAAGAACTTCAACTCCACTCTCGATGCGCTTGTGCGTGAGAATAATACTCAGCAACGAATGATGGAGAATGTTGACATGTTGACTCCTGGAGGGTATACAAGGTTCAGGGACGCTGGGAGTATTGATGCAAGTCTGTTGAAGTTCGAGGGTAACCGGGCGTTGGAGTTTGCTGCGGATGCAATGATGTTGGGAGATAAAGTGAGTAACTTTGTTGAGCCGTTGTTGCACAAGATGGAGCGGCACCCAGCGCTGAGGCATTTGAGTAATGTGTTCCGCGGGGAACAAGGGACTGCGAATGCGTTGGTTCGGACGAATGAAGTTATTCTGTTCGGCGCTGGGTGGAAGGCTAGTGGGAAACCAGTTATTCCGAAAGATGGTGGGAATGTTGGAAGGGTGCTGAGGGATAGTAAGACTAGTACGTTGGTGGATGACCTGCTTCTTGATATGCAGTTGAAGGGTTATTCGTTTTTGGCGTTGCCAGATACAGATCCAGCGAGGGTCGCGGCGCTTGCAGGGTTGACGGATAAGCAGAAGGGTGATGTGCTTAGCACGTTGAAGCGTGTTGAAGAAAGCAACAAGCTTAACCAAGGGGCGATTCTAGACTCAAATCACAGAGTTGCGGTGAGCGAGTTGGCGATTCTGTTGCGTGGAAAGTTGGGCGGAACAAATCAGGAGGTGAGTGATGTTGCCAAAGGGTTGTATGAGACGTTTAGAAGGGGACGGGCGACTGGTAGTTTGACTGAGTTTAGTAACTTGAGCAGAAAACTTGGTCTGGATGTTGTGATGCTGGGCGAGTGGATGGAACCGGTGGTTAATGCCATTGCGTTGAAGAAGCAGTTGTTCGACCAGAAGCCTTACTTTGTAACTGAGCGACGAATGAAACAGTTCCATGTCAGGTATGATGATAAGACTGGAACACTGCCGGGACTAAGGGACTTTGATAGTGAAGAACAAGCAGCAGCGTTTGTTA